GTATCTGCTGCTTTTACTGTCATATCTAATGTTGTATTAATATCTATAATAGCTTTAGAGATTCGTCTAGGTAAACCAGTAATTGGCCCATCAGGTAATTCCTTATCAATAGGCATTGTTTCCACAGAAGGAATATAATTAAATCCTATTTTAAGGCCTGTTGCTCTAGGAGCATTAAGTAAAGTAATAGTGTTTGATCCTACTGTAAAAGCTCCTAATGAACTATAACCTTCCACAGCATTAACTGTGTCAGTAGCATAAATAGCATTTACAGTATGTAAAAATCCTTTAGTAAAAGTAATAACACCATTATCTGCTGGAGTTGCTGCTAAAGTTGCATTTAAAGTTAAAGTATAAGTACCTCCACTATTATCTACTAAAGAAGAAATAGTATATTCAGTAGTATTACCAGCTATAGTAAATTGTTCATTAACAACAGGAGCTGATGTTAATCCATCTACAATTAATGATGTTCCTGTTTGAGAAGCTCCTTTAACTAAAGGTGTTCCTCTTTGATTTAATGTAGAAGTAGTTTCACAATCTAATGTTGTTGTATCTTCTTCTGCAAATTTTTCTAATGTGTAAGCTGTTGTTGTTCCACCTGTAAAATCGGTAACAGCTAATCTTGTATCATCAGAAGAAGTAACAGTTAAGTTATCTCCACCATTTGCTGCCCTTGTAACAGTAACTACATTTGCTGCTGGATTAGCTGCTGAAAAATCATCGTGAAGATTAATAGCAGTATAAATATTATCTGCTGTCGTATCGTTAGATTCGTTGTGAAAAAATTTATTTGTTTCTGGTGTCGGAGAACTTCCAGGCCCTTGACAAGTAAACGTAACTGTTGTTCCATCGTTTTTTGTTAGAACAAGAGTTGCACCTGTAGCAATATTTGAATAATCAGTAACTGTAATTGTACAAGTAGCTGCACTTGAATTAATAACACGCTTAACACAAGGAATTAAATTTTCATTTAAAGCGATAATAGATTGATAACTATCACTACTTCTTGTAAACCATTTACTCCAACCTGCTATTTTCTCATCTCTAATAGAATGAAAAACAGAAAGTTGACCAGGAATTGTTGATCCATTATTAATAAAGAAAGCATACTGTTCAGGTCTAGTATTATTACCTTTCATTATAGCAATTTGTTTTGGTGAATCTACTAAATGTTGTGCAAGAACAGATACAGATGCAGATTTATATCCACCTTCTATATCTGAATAAATAAATTCTCTAATTGATTTACCATTCTTTTGAACATATCCTGCTGCTTGATCAAACATTTGTGGAGCTGTTCTACCAATACCATATGGTGTTTGTTTTTCAATTGAAACATTAGAAGGTGAAACAGTATTATCGGATGCAGGAGGTACAAAGTATTCTCCACCATCAGTAAAAATTAATAATTCTTTTCCAGATAACATATGTCTTACTTCATTAACTTGATCACCTGCAATATCTAAATCAATTGCATCATTAGCACCACCATCATCTACATCAAAATTTGTATATTCAGAAGTTTTAGATGCCATAACAGCAGCAGGTCTAGACAATACTCCACCAAACCAAAGTCTACTATGATGAAAAGTTACTGCTTGAGGATAGCCTCTTAAAGAAGATATTGTTTGTTCATCCCAATCTACAGTTGCTGTTGTGTTAGCTAAAGTTTCATTAACTGTTGCAGTAACTTGAGTAGCACTTGTATAACCTGTGATAGACATTGTCTTATCATCTTTTCGTATCTTGATTCCTATCCAATCGGAAGTAAAAGTATCAGCACTTGCTGTAACTGTAACAGATCCTGTAGTAGCAGATGTTCCAATTGTAGTAGTGGAAGTTGCGTATTTATAATAAGGTTGATAGATTGGATATCCAGAAGAATGAGTATCAAAAGCAAAAACATTAACTGTAAAAGCTGTTGCTGAAGATCTAAATATTTTTCTAATAGCATTACTTCTATGAGTTACAAATATTGTATCTCCAAATTGAGCAAAGTTTAATTCGAATAATTGAGCAGTAGTCCAATTACAATTTGTTGTATAATTAGATGTTAGAACTGTTCCAGCTACATTATAAACATCCATTCTTCCATTTGATAAAGCTATAATAGCTACTTCATCATCAGAAAATATAAAAGGAATTAATCTAGATTCCGCAGGTAATGTAGCCAAGTAAGTTGTACCTGGTCTTCTCATTAATCCACCTTCAGCTAATAAGGCAAAATTATGACATTGTTTTGCACCTTGAAAATATGAATTTACGTCAGTACGAGTAGCTAATAAAGGATTAAGCTCACCTGAAGAAAAATTGGTAATGACAGTTCTTAATGCTCTTGCCATTATACATCTGTTCTTGTAGATCGTCTAAGATTTAAGAATCTATTCGTATCTAACACTTTAGATGTAGTTTCAGTAGAATCTATATTCTTAGCAACAAGAAACTGCCTTTCAGATAACATTTTAAATTGTTCTATCATTCCATTATCTCTAGCAACTGAACCAGCAAATAAAGCTGCTAGTTCATATTCTACAGCTAATCTAAAATGAGGAGGAAAATATTCTTCGCCTACTTTATAAATATAATCCATAACTAATGTACTGGAAGAACCATAACCATTTACATAAATATAATTTTGATATCTTGCATAAGGAATAACGTAATCATTTACTGTTATCGAAATAATATTTAAGACTGCGGGACTAGTAGGTAATGCGTAAGCATAATCATATCTTCCTGTTGGTGTACTGGAAAGTAATGATAATGCTCCTTGAGTTGTAGCAAATCTCCATCTATGTCTTGTTAAACAAGATTCTACTACATCGGTATATAAATTTGAGGCAACTAATGCTTCTGTGCTTCCATCGCTAAATGAAGATATAGGTTGAGCACCTATCATCACTAAAGCTCTTGCACATATATCTATATCCGTTGTTGCCATATTCTTTTTTTCTTATCAATGATCTAGGGGGATTGCTCCCCCTAAATCTATAGTCGCTTTACGCTTCTATTACTGTTGTTACAGTGCTTGAACTTGAAGCAGATATTATTAAAGTGTCAACTACAGTATTTGAACCACCACTAGAAACAATAACTATGTCCCCAGCAGTAAGTTGTGTGTAGTCAGCAAGAAAATAGTCTGTTCCCACTATTGTGCCTATAGCATCTCCGTCAGTATAATACCAAAGAGAGTTAGAGGCACCCATTTGAGCAACCTTTTTTACGGGGTTGTCTGTTGAATAAGCCATATTTATATTCTCCTTCTATTATTCGTCACAGAGCTGAACTCTAGCTGCATTACCATCAATTTCAACACTACCTAAAGATAACATAGATGTTATCAAGTGTGATACTTTTTCTGGAATGTAGTTAACTTCAGTCCGAACGTCTGACCCAATACCTAAGCCAATTGCCGATTTGTGAAACGCTAATGTCTTTCTGTCATCGCCTGATAACGATAATCCAGAGTGTACGAAGAACAAGAATCCCATCCATCTTTTGGCAGTTAAGCCAGAAGGGAATGGTAGGTCTTGAGGCCCTACGTATTCTACTCTAGAAAATTGATCAACAGATAATAGGTCAGACCATTGTTTCGGCCCTACTGCCCAATATCTTTGATTGTCATCTGGAACATCAAGGCCATTAAAGACCTCCATCATGTTCTTTGCTTTGATTAAAGACAATGTTTCAACTGAATCAGAATTGACATCGACAGCAATAGACGTAGCCGCATCCAGAACCGCAATTAGCACTTCGTCAGTTTTTCTGCCGAGTGCGTAAGCTGCGGACTGAGCTACAACTTGTCGTTCATCAATATTAACCTTTAGCTCGTCAAGTTTGTCAACGTAATCTGCTGCATAGTAATCAGTTAAAGTCGCACTCACAGCTGTGTGAGCTAGATCCATTGCAACTACTTCAGCGTGTCTTGCTTTAGTATTTGCAGTACCTTTTGCAACTTTTTGAAACTTAACAGTAGAACCATTAACACCATTAACTGTTCTAACTAAATTTTTCAATTTGCTTCCCATTCTTTGGTAAGCCATATGAACTTCAGCTTCGAACTGAGTAATAAAGGCATTTGTTATTGAACTTGCCATTGTATTATGTCCTTTTGTTAGTTGTTAAACATTCGATTGTCTTGAAAATGTTTTTTAGTTGTCCAACTAAGGGCTAATATTGACACTTTTAAGGTCTGCTAATAGGAATATTATTTTTGATAATTATTGACAACGCACATTACGTCCACTTTTTGGGGATAGTGATTACTTCTCCGAACTCTATTTCACCTTTATCATCATAAGAATATGTGCCAAATAAAGTGATATACTCTTTAGTATTTTTATAAATCCACATTGAACTTGATACAGCATTAGAAGGTTTAATCTTATCCATATCATTAACGGATAACCAACCTGTTTGACTAATTGCATCAAGCCAATGCAAATCCTTTTTAAGTTTCTTATAATTAAACTTAACCTTGTTTGGGTGTGTCTTTATACGCCTTCTCATATAGAGCTGTAACCCTTTTTACATATGCTGGATCTCGTTTATTACTATCATAATAACGAGGATCATTTAACATAGATCTCAAGTCATCAGCAGATGCTGACGCATCTATCTGTGTAGTTTGAGTTGGCATATTACTATCTTTGTTTAATTTCATTA